AATATTGCTGAAATAGTATCTTTTAATTCCGATTTAAGTCGTGTAGCTCTTTGAACTAATCCATCTGCTTCGTTAGCATATTTATCGTAACCTTTTATATAAGGTTGCATATCTTCAACAAGCCCTAACTCAACACGCTCTGAAGCGAGTTCTACTTTATCCTCCGAGAACAAACGATTGTAAACTGATTTTGTAGTATTCATATCTATTCAACTATTTATTTATAAGGTTGTTTTATTTTTATCCGTTTTGACGTATGATAGTCCTTACTCCGCTGACCTCAGTTTGAGTTGGAGCAGGCTCGTTTACAGTAGCAGTTTTACCAATTCCTTGTGCTTGTAAACTGCCATCACAACACTTGGTTGAGTATGTTTCGTCTTCACATAGGCAGCCTCTTTTGCTACCAGCTCTTGGACTTGCTTTGCTTGGTGTTTTAAATTTGCTCATTAAGTAGGTTTTTAAGTTGTTCAATAATTTCATTTTTCTTTTGTTGCTCTAAAGACATTTCTAACTTATCTGCAAAGTAACCCTCGATTGAGAAGCCCTTGACTTTGCCAGCTTTGACGTCATTCCATACATGATCGTTGTCCACTTTCATAGAAATCATCCACGTTCCTTTTGGTAAGCTAAATCCGTACAACTGAGATTTGTCTTTTTCGCTATCCTCAATCAACCAAGATTCTACAACAGTCATTCCTTTGACTGCGTCCTTGTGTTCGTAGGTTGCGTTAGATTGGTTTCCGTTCTTAAAGAATAACTCCATAGCTTGACGCACGGTGTCCTCCGAAAAGTAGATGTAGTATTCCTCTTTTTTTGCGTTTACACGATAGATTTTCTTGTTAGGGATAAGAGCAGCACCCATTAAGATACGCTTCTCTTTGTCAACTTCTTTAAGTTCTACTTCGTGTTTTGATAGTGCTACAAAGTTCTCCTCAATGGCAGGAGATTCGACTACACTCACGGCATCAATTCCGCTTTGTGCATCCTTTTCGTCAATGATTAATTCAATTACGTTCATATCTATTCAACTTTTAATTGTTACAATGTTGCGTTTTCAATTCGGTTTCTATCTAAACTCTGAGCAGTAGTTACTGATCCACTCACTACAAAAGCCTGAACTGGTTGCTGCTGAAGTTGGGCTAACTGATTTACTCCTGAGTTGCCGACTACGTTAAAGTTAGGAGCTTGTGGTACTGCTCCTGAAAAACTATTAGATAGGTTGCCACCGCCACCGCCACCGCCACCATCAGGAGTTTGTACGGCAGTAATTGCTTTGATGTTTTTAATACCTGCTGCGATAGCTAAACCTGCGTTTATAGGTGCAAGTACAGGACCGACTACTGGAATACCCACAGTAGATGTGTAAGCCTTTTGTGCTGATAAGAAAGTCTGAATAGTAGCCTCTGCAATTGCTGCTGCTTTACCTGCCGCAGTTTGCTCTCCAAATAAATCTGCAACTTGACCGAGAGTATTAGCCGTAGCATTTAGTGCATCTTCTTGTGCTTTCTTTTTTGCATCTGCAACCGCTTTCTCCGTTTCTATTTTTTCTTTAGCAGCTTTTTCGTCTGCTTCTTTTTGTTTTGCCTTAGCTTCTTGGTCTTGCTTGTAGGCTATTTCTTGATACTTTAAGTTGATGTCGTTTTGCTCATTTAGTTTGGCTATCTCAATATCATTTAAAGCCTCAGCGTTGCCTTTAGCTAAAGTTTCAAGTTCAAAGTATTTATCCTGTACTGCTAAAAGTTCTTTTTCTTGGTCTGAAAGGGTTTTTAAATAATTTTGATTTGCTATCTCTTCTAATTTAGCATCCAGTTCCTTCTTTCGTTCTTTTTCAAATGAGTCAGCGTCGGAATTTGCTTTAGCAATTAAATCTTTTTCAGCTTTAATTCTATCTTGCTCTGTTTTATAACTTTCCTTTGCTGCGTCTTTACCTGCTTGGATTCTATCTTGTCTATCTTTAACCTCATCAACTTTGTTTTGATTTATGATGTCTTTTCTATCTTGACGAGCTTGTTGTAAGTCCTCTTTTTCTTTAGTTAAAGTTTCACGAGCTTTAACTGCGTTTTCTTTAGCCTTTTTGATTAACTCTTCATCGGCTTCTAAGTTGACAAGTTTCTGATACCTTTGCTTTGCTAACCAGTAGATGTTTTCTGCTCGTGCTACCGAATCTTTCTCTAATTCAATGCGTTCTTCAGCTTGTGCAACTTTCATTTTACGAAGCTCTGCCGTAGTAGCGCCTTGCGCCTCTGCCATTGCATACTCAAAGTCCTGATTCCTTTTTAAATCTTCAGCTCTTTTTTCTAATTCTTTGGCATTGTCTTTTATAGCTTTAGCACTTTTATTTAAGGATTTAGTGTAACGTGCATTGCGTTCTATCTCTCCTGTAAATACATTAGCTATTTTATCAAAGTTTTCAATAAGCAAACCAATACCAACAATGAGGATACCAATTCCTGCAGTCATAAATGCTCTTGACGCAACAGTCATACCTTTAAAAGCAGATATTGCAGTATTTTTTAAGTCAGTAAGAAAAGGTAATGATTCTTTAATACCTTGAAAACCCTGTTGTATTGCTAAAGCAGCTTGAACTCTTAATAATACTTTTTCTAACTCTTCTGATTCTACACCAAAAGTACCTATCACACCCTGAGCTAAACTGAACCCTGCCGTAACTCCACCCAAAGCACCACCAAGTTTTTGACCCATTGTTGTAGCAGCAGCATCAACTGACATATCCGTTTTGATTTGTACCTTACGATAATCTCCTACGGTTTTTAAGAGGTCTTTGTATTCCTTTGTAGTGGTTTTACCAGCGTTAGCTAACTCATACAAGCGGTCTTCAGCTTCGCCCATTCGAGTTGTAAGCGGCTGAAGTTCATCTCCATATCTTTCAGCAAAAGTTGACGCATTATCAAACTCCTTAGATACATCTTTAGTAGCTTTAGCGAGGTCATCCATCGCCTGTGTAGCCTGTTTAGTATCTACGGCTATTTTGAGATTAAGCTCTTTCATTTCGTTTATTTATAAGTTCTCGTTTGCCTTGTTTGATCGCCTTCTTCATAGACGTATGCAGCTTGTATTTTCCTTTGGCTATTTCTATCTCCTCGCTGATGCCGTAGTGGTTATCAAGTTGGAGCATTGCTATTATTTGTTGTATCATTCTATTACTATAAATATGTTATCATTTGTCCGTGTTCCGTCAGTATAAGTAAACGCTACATCTATCGAATAAGCAGATCCACTGGTCAAAGTTCCTGTTGTTATAGTTACGCTTTGGCTTGCAGTTAACGTTGTTTGGCTTAATGCTATGTCAGATGATGAAGGAGTAAGCAAAGCAGTAATCCCTCCGTTCGGAATGTTGATTGCAGTAACTCCTGAGCCACCACCTGCAGGAATATTAATAAACGGAACTTTGTTTATCATTGGTCTGAAATCTAAGTAAAGCGCAAACTGAACTTCTCCCGTAGTTAGGTTCGTTTTCATATCGTTTATGACATATCGCTTGTCTCTGATGATTATCCTATCGTTTAATTTTAGGTTAGTCAGAACTCCTACTGGTAAGATTGTTTTTACCGTAACTAACCTTTGTTTTAGGTTGTAAAGATTGTATAAGTAACTAAAGTAATACTGAGCGAACAAAGTGTTTTGTATTGGCGTCAATAGTAAACTTGAAGTTTCAGGAGCAAAGTTTAAAGTTAAGTCCGTGTTATTGTAGCGCAAGTCTTGACCAAATGGAGTGTAGTTTGTAATCGTAACGTGCGAGCCTACCAATAATTTAAAATTGCAATCTTGGTTATCATATTGATAAAGCAAAATTGGTTTTGGCGTATAAGGAGCAAACTCATTATTTAAAGCATAACCTACCTGTAATTCAGTTCCTGTAAATTTCTGCTGCAATAAGTTTTCAAATGGAAGTTCAATGGTATATTCTCCTCCGTCGTAGTCATACTGATAAGTCATATCGCCATAACTACGAGAAAACATTTGATTAAATTGCTTGTTTAAAAACGATTCACTATCTGCAAACTTGAATTGTATTTTTTTGTATAGCGGCATACGAGCAACATCAATAGATGCAATATCCGTATCCTCAGTAATATCAATTATAGCCCCTTGTCCGTACCACTCATCCAAAGGCGCAAGCTCATATACATTAACACCTGAGCTAACGCAAACCATATTAAATGTCTTAAGTATTCCAGTAAAGAAATCAGAAATCTTCATTTGAGGTGCGTTGTACTCTAAACTCTGAGTGATAATCAAACCTGATGCAGTATTCGTAGTTGACTGCGTTTCCGTAATCAAAGACGAACCACTTAAGTAATTAACTGAATAATCTAAAGAGTGCGTTATGTTAACTGCTTGTGTAGGTCTTAGATATACTTGGTAAGTTATATTCATACCTGACGATTGATTAACTACATCTAAAGTGTAATTACCAACATTAGAAAACTCAATAGAGTTTAATAAGTTTCCGTTTTGATATACGTCAATAAACGTAGGAACTAAAACAGACATAGTAAGAATATCAATAGACAATATGTGCGTCAGAACTCCGTTAATTTCAGTAACCGTTATGGTATCAGCACTAATGTCAAATGCAGAAGATAAATCATAAATTCCGCTTGGTGGGCTTACTGATTGTATATCAATTATGTCTTGCTTTCCAATTACCTCAAATTCATTTTTGTTTTTGTATAGTAAAAATAGCTTTGTAAATCGCTCATCAGTTAAAAACGTTCCTGTAAATGTTACTCCGTATTTTGCTTGAATTAGCTTGAATATTTTGCTTACTCTAAACGCTGGAAAAAGCTCATTGTATTGAACTGCTCCGCTTGTTGCGTGTATATCGTTTTGAGATATAGAAGTTATATCAAGCCAGTTAGGAGACGTTGCCTTTACATAATTAGATTGATAGTGCCAAATACGTTTAGAACTAATTAAAGGATATTTTACATCGTAAGTATTTGTTGCGTCCGTAATTCTATTGGCTATCTCTGCGCCTGTGTAAACGTGATTATAATCGGTGTAATCTAAATCCGAAAGTAAGTCCTCTCCAAAGTAATCTTTGAGCGTTCTGCCATCTCCGTAGAATGTTACGGTGTAGCTTTCAGGCCTTCCGTTTTTTAGGTTCGCCTTTTCTACTTGTAATTTACCCCTCCTAAAGAAAGTCAAATCAATCTCAATAAACGAATCTAAGCGGAGGTTGTAATCAAATAAAGCGTTGACATCTGACTGATAAAAATGTTGCAGGATTCGGTTGTTATGATCATTAGCAGGAATTGTAAAGCTCTGCGAAAAGTCAGTAAAGGTTTTAGATATGTCCTGAACGTTTTGTACTGTGCTTGTGAGGTTAATTGTTTCGTCGTTGAATAGCTCTAAGCGTTCCGAGTTTTCGTAGTACCCAAATAAACCGCCTAATCCTTCAAGGTAGTCAACCATACATTGACCGCTTTCACACACTCCTCCTGCATTGGTAACTGATTGAAAGAAGTTATTAACTACCGATGTAGTAATATTTTGGTATCTGGTTGTACCTACATATAAGTGAACCTCTCTACTCATTAGATAACTGAGTTTATAACGTCATAAGCAAATTCGAACTCCATCTCGTAGTTGATTAGTTTAGAGTTTATGGATTTCTTCAAGTCCATTGACTTCGTGTTGAGCTTGGCTGCAGTTTCATTGACAAGAATCTTCTCGCTTAACATGATCTGCTTGATTTTTTCCTTGAAGCTCTCATCTACCCAGTCCGAGTTTACTTTAATCGTTTGCTTTCCGTTAGCGTTAAATACTTCTCTTTGCCCTTCAGTTAGTAGGTAGTTAGGGAACGTAGATTGCATTAAGTTATACTCCGTGTTTTCAACGTTCAAAGAATCGTAGCTTGCTTTAAAAAACCACTCTCTTTGCCACGCTCCATACTTATTTACAAAGTCAATTTGAACTGGAGTATATTTACATTCCGTTTTTGGGTAAACATTGGCAGTCCATAATGAAATGTTTGAGGCATCTAAAAAATCCACTCGGTTACCTACTGCTTCCCACCCTGAGTAAACTCTTCTAACGTCTGTTACTGCGTTCGTAGTTAGGGTTATTGTTTGAGTTGCTGCCGTACTATAATTCGTGTATTTGACTTTGGCTACGCTACCACCTGTGTAAGCCGTAAACCAACCCACGTTATTTATAGGGTTGTAGTAATATTCCGTTTGGTCTGAAAAGACATCAAACAAAACAGGGTTGCTGCCTTCTGCATAATACCCGAATCCGTCGAAGCCTAATCCTGAAACATCAGAGCCAGTTTGTGCAAATGTGTTGCCGATTCTCCTGTACTTTCTATACAAGAAATTGACGTACTGATTTGTCGGAGTAGCTGCCGTTGATGTCGGTTGCGTTTGTAGATTGTTGTGATCTATAAACTCGCTAACGTAAGGCGATAAATCGTAATAGGTTACAGGAGCATTAGTCGCAGGAATTAACTTGCTTAGAATGTACTGAGGTGCGCTTGGTATTGAACCTGAGTTCCACAAGTAAAGTTCTATTTTAGTTTCTACTTGCCCTGCTACGTTTATTTCTACGATATGTGGGCTTCTTGTAAATATGTTAGCCATTGTTTTGTATTTGGTCTATTTGTTGGTTAAATAATTTTAAAGCATCAAGTCCGTATTTTTCTACCAGCTCCTCAGGTAGTCGCTTGTATGCTGCCTCAAATGGTTTAGTAAAAAACAAGCTCGGTTTAATGCCATTCATATATACACTACGAGCGATTACAAATGACAAACTCTTTCTGCTTTTAAACTTACCCTTGTCTCTTGGAGCTAAACCCTTTCTAACAATCCATTTGTCAAAAGCCTTTGGAGGAGGCATCTTTGATTTGTAGGAGTAAGGTGTGTTGTACTTCTTTTTCTTACCTGAAACCCCTGCATCTTGAAACACTCCGTAGT